TACCATCCCAATCAAATCAATATAATTTAGGTAGTACATCAAAATATTGGAAAAATGGATATATAACATCATTGACTGGTTCACTAAGTGGTTCGGTTAATGGTATAGATATAACACCATTCTCTACATCAGTAGATAGTAGATTAGATAGTTTAGAAATAGCAACAACATCAGATGATACTAGATTAGATAATTTAGAACAACATAGTGGTAGTGTTAATTCATTTACCGCATCTATTACATCATCTTATAATGCAACTTCACAATCTTTGAATAGTGTAAGTTCATCTTTATTTAATGTAAGTAGTTCGTATATTGCAACTTCCCAATCTTTAAATAATGTAAGTGCATCTTTATTAACGTTTAGTTCATCACAATATAAAAACGATAGTAGTTCATTTGATAGTAGATTAGATTTAGTAGAATCAACCGCAAGTGTATTAACATTATTTAGTGCAAGTGTTTCAACATCAGTAGGATTATTACAAACATTTAGTAGTTCTCAATATAATTCAGATAGCACTTCATTTGATGGTAGATTAGATTCAATTGAAAATTATACATCTTCTTTAAAAACTGCAATAGAATTAACCGGTTCATCCGTTACAATTCAAGGTGATTTATTAGTAAGAGGTACAACTACAACAATTAATGCAACAACTATAAATTTATCTGCAAGTGTAATACAAGTAGATGCAGGTGGAGCAGTAAATGGTGGTATTGAAGTAACTGATAAAATTGGTGCAAGTAACGAAACCGGTTCTTTAATATGGGATGTAACAAATGATATATGGAAAGCCGGTAAAAAGGGAAGTGAAATACAAGTAGGTACAACAACAGATATATCTAATCTAAGTTCATCTTTATATTTTACAGATACTACTCAAAGTGTATCTCATTCAATAGTAAGCGCAAGTGCATGGGGAGCATTTCAAAGTGCATCATCTTATAGTGCTAGTTTTTATACAACAATTAATAATACAACTCAAAGTGTATTAATTAATTCTCAGAGTGCATGGGGAGCATTCCAAAGTGCATCTTCATATTCGGCATCAATTTATACAAGAGATGCAAATCAAGATACAAACATAACAGAAGCAAGTGCATCAGCATGGGGAGCATTCCAAAGTGCAAGTTCGTATAGTAGCTCATTCAGTTCTTCATTAAGTTTAGTAAGTGCAAGTTTACAAAGTTCTTCAATATATTATAGTTCTTCAATTAGTGGAACAATAAATGTATTTAGTTCTTCATATAAAGTAGATAGTTCTTCATTTGATACAAGAATTAGTGCAAGTACATTAACTTATAACGATACTAACGGACAAACCGGAATTGATTTTACACATATAGGAACACAAGTTAGTGCAATTGCAAGTGGATTAACAACTGGTTCATCCGTTAAATTTGCAAGTATTACATCCTCTACACATATTAGTGCAAGCGGAACAATAACATGTGATACATTAGTAGCAACAACATTAGTAGGTGCAACTTTACCTGTATTAGAATATGAAACAAATGGTACTTTAGGAAATATCTTAATTAAAGGTGCAACTTCTAAAAGTATTCAAGTTGTTGATAGTATTACATTTACTGGATTAACACAAAACGGTTTAGACCAATATAGTGCAACTGCATTATTAATAACAGGTTCAATCACCGCATCATTAGGATTTAGTGGTAGTATAAATGGTATAGGTAATGTAACGGAATATTCAACATCAGTAGATAATAGAATAATTATAAACTCTCAAAGTGCATGGGGAGCATTCCAAAGTGCATCTTCGTATAGTTCTTCATTAGCAACATCAATAAGTGCAAGTAATTATAATATTACAAATAATAGTAGTAGTTTTGCAACATCAATAAGTGCAAGTAATGCAGCAGCAACTTCTTATAGTGCAAGTGCAGATACAACCTATGCTAAATTAGGTGTAGAAAATACATTTACACAAAATCAAATCATAAGTGGTTCGTTAAATGTGACAGGAGATGTAGTAGCATACTCAACATCAGATGAAAGATTAAAAGATAACATTCAATTAATTTCTAACCCTATTGAAAAAGTACAACAATTAAGAGGTGTTGAATTTGATTGGAACGATAAATCTATGTTTAAAGCAGGTAAACATGATTATGGTGTGATAGCACAAGATGTTGAAAAAGTATTACCGGCATTAGTAAAAGAATCACATACTGGATATTTAGGTGTTGATTATGATAAGATTATAGGTTTATTAATTGAGGTAGTAAAAGAACAAGAAAAAAGAATAAAAGATTTAGAAAATAAAGTAGGTTCTTAATAAGAATACTATATTTATTACTATACAATACAATAAAGTTTACATCAATGTCTCTAATGATAAATACAAAACAAACAAAAACAAACAATGGGATTAAAATTTAGACGTGGTACGACCGCACAGAAATCAGGTTCGTTAGCATTTGGTGAACCATATGTAAATACAGATTTAGGAACTTTACAAATTGGTGGTGCAAGTGGTGATATTACATTGGGTTCATCCGGAACAGGAAGTGCAGGTTCATTCTCTGGTATTTCGGGTTCTTCATTAGACATTACAGGAAACGCAAAAATTGATGGTAACTTAATATTAGGTGGAGCAATTACAATTGGTGATAATGTAAGTGATACTGTTAACGTTGTAGCATCTTTAAGTTCTTCATTAATCCCATCAACAACTAATACGTTTGATTTGGGTTCTACAACTAAAGTTTGGAAAGATTTATATATTTCAACTGGTTCAATTAAATTTGTAGAAGGTAGTACAGTAGTTTCAACTTTAACCGAACATGCATTTAGTGCAATTTCTGGTGGATACATTACATTTTCTGCGATGTTAAATGATGGTAGAATTGCAACTACCGATAATAGTAAAACAAATAAATTTACAGGTTCTCAATTCATAAATGGTGATATAAATATAACAGGTTCAATTGTACCTGGAGTAAGTAATACATATGATTTAGGTTCGGTAGATAAATTTTTCAGAGATTTATATATTTCAACCGGTTCAATCAAAATGGTATCTAATGGTGTAGTAGTTTCTACATTATCAAATACCGGAAACGGAATGATAATGGATCAGGGTTTAACTGCAAAAGGTGATAGTTCATTTGGTACTTCATCTGCAGCAGTAACCGCAGTAACTGGTTCATTAAAAGTTAGTGGTTCAATATCATTAATTGGTACATTAAGTGCATCAACAATAACAGGTATAGGAAATGTATCTTTATATAGTACATCAGTAGATAGTAGATTAGTAGCAGCAGAAGCATTTAGTTCTTCATTGGATACAACATTTGCAACAGATGCAAGTGTAACGATTGTAAGTGCAAGTGCATGGGGAGCATTCCAAAGTGCATCATCATATAGTAGTTCATTAGCAACTTCAATTAGTGCAAGCAAAGCAGAGTATACTTCATTTAGTGCATCAAATGCATCAACTGATAATACTCAAACAACAAATATAACTGCAAATAGTGCAAGTGCATGGGGAGCATTCCAAAGTGCATCGGCATACTCTGCAAGTGCAGCAACTGAATTTAGTGCTTCAAATGCAGCAAGAGTAGCATTAAGTGCATCGGTAGCAGCAAGTGGATTCGCAGTAAGTAGTTCAGTAGCATCAGCAACAGCAACATCAATAACCGCATTAAGTAGTTCAGTTAAAGCAGTAACCGATACGTTTGCAACTTCTGCAAGTGTAGCAAGTGCAACGGCAACTTCTATAACTTCATTAAGTTCAAGTGTTAAAGCAGTAACCGATACGTTTGCAACTTCTGCAAGTGTAGCAAGTGCAACTGCAACTTCTATAACTTCATTGAGTAGTTCAGTTAAAGCAGTAACCGATACTTTTGCAACTTCTGCAAGTGTAGCAAGTGCAACTGCAACTTCTATATCAACAATAAGTGGTTCAGTTAAAACTGTAACAGATGCATTAAGTGGTAGAGTAACAACATTGGAAGGAAAAGATATTTCAATTACGTTAACAGGTGATGTAACAGGTACTGGTACAATAACAGATTTAGCTAACGTATCATTTGCAACTACAATCGCTGCTAATTCAGTAGCATTGGGAACTGATACAACCGGTGATTACGTTGCAAGTTTAGTACAAGGAACTGGTGTTACAATCACAAACAATAGTGGTGAAGGTGCAACTCCAACAATTTCAATTGGACAAGCGGTAGCAACAAACTCAGCAGTAGCATTCGCAAGTGTATCTGCAACGGGTGATATCGTAGCGTTCTCAGGTTCAGATAGAAGATTAAAAAATAACATCGTAAACATTTCAGATGCATTAAATAAAGTTAAACAATTAAATGGTGTAACTTGGGAATGGAATGAAGATGCAAATGAAGTAACTAAAACCGCACCTTCAACTGGTTTAATCGCACAAGAAGTGCAAGAAGTTTTACCAGAAGTAGTAAAAGAAAGAGAAGATGGATATTTAGGTATCGATTACTCTAAGATGGTTGGTTTATTAGTAGAAGCAATTAAAGAGCAACAAACACAAATAGCTGAATTAAAAGCAGAAGTAGAAGCTCTAAAAAAATAATAAAAAATGTATGATGTATATTATACAACAGGTTTCGGAAATAAAGTAGGTGCTGGTAGTGATGTTTGGGTGAATAACTTTGTAGAATACGTTGTTCCTCACTTAAAAGTAAAACCTATCCTACTTATACATAGAAAGAAACCAGATGATTTTGAGGGGGTGAAATTCCCCCTCGAAATTTATTGGCAAGTGGATGATAAAGATAAGTTCGATGAACTTATAAATAGTGCTCGGCGAATACACATACTACACGGACACTATTACCCTAACTCAGCAATCCTAAACAATTTGGACAAGATTGAAAGTTATGTAATGCATAATTCAATTGATATGTCTCTCAAAGCTGGATTATTTTCAGAAGCACCTGGTATGCAACATTATGGAGCAGACTCGGAATGGGAAAATAATATAATTAAATCAGCTAAGAAACGAATTTGGATAGGATTATTTCAAACTCCAAAGCATGCAGAGTATGAGTTCATTGATATTCCTAATTATTATGATTTTACTCATAATTTAGAATGTAGTGATAGTACAAAAGTAGGATTTGCAGCGAGAACTGAAACAAGAAAAAGAGTTTGGTATTTAGAAAATATAGATTGTTATTTATTTACAACACTAAAAGTTCTAAATGATGTGTGGGAGAAGGGATATGGGGTGAATTTCAAAAGAGCTAAACGATATATGTTTGATTATAGTAAGTTAGATTGGTTTTATCGTTTAGATTGGGGAATTTCACATAGTTGTTTTAATTATGAACCATTTGGATATTCAATATTTCAAGCGGTTGATTACGGAAAACTACCTATATTAAGTAAAGAATGGATGAAAGATTGGGTATATCCTTTTAGAGCAGATACTAAAACTGAATTTGAAGGAACAATACAATGGATTAAGAATAGTGATTACGAATATAAAAAACATTGGTTCAACAAAATAAAAGAATATATGTTGGAGTATTCGGATAGAAACAAATGGGTTAATAGTTTATTAGATATTTATAATAGTTAAAAGGAAAACAATAATATGGCAGCAAGTAATTTAAGTTTAGGAAATTTGTACAAAGCATGGAATGGTACAACTAGAAGTGGTTTAGTATCATCTTCATTAAATGCAGCAAACGCATTGGCAGGAACACCTGTATCAATGAGTTCATTTATATATGGTAATGTAGCAGTAACACAACCATTTACTTATATAGTAGAAAGTACATCAGAAAATTTAACATTTGCATTTACCGGACAAGGTTTAGCATTTGATAATAGAGTAAAGATACAAGCAGCTAATTATAGTGTGACTGTAAACGATAGTACATATTTTACAATTGGTACAAATGGTGCAACAACTTCTATTAGTGCAAAAGCATTAGCAGCTTCAGTATTAAGTGGTAGTAATGCAACAACATTAACTGCATATTATGATGATGGATATACTACAAACGGAACGGGAAATAGAGGAGCAGGTAATGCAAGTACAAAAACAATTTATTCAGTAGATTCATATAACTCAATCAATTCAGATGTTTTATGTGTAAGTACCGATACTGATATTTTATTAGCAGATGGTTCGACTGTAAAAGCAGGTGATTTATATGCGGGTGATATGATTAAAACATTCGTACCAACAGATATGCCAGCATGGTTTCCGGCAAATGATGAAGGTGAATGGTATTGGTGGTATAACACAACGGGTTCTAATGGTGAAATTGTAAATGCAGAAGTAAGTAATATTTATTTTTCATTTGCAGATTCATATGTTTCTATTAATGATGGTGCAATCAAAGCAACACACGCACATCCTTTCTTTGTATGGGATGCATTAACTGAAACTTATCAATTTACAAGAGCAGAAGATGTGGTAGAAGGTGATAAATTAGTTAAATATAATTCAGCAACCGGATTGGTAGAAGATGTATTAGTAGAATTAGTACAATTTGTAAATAAAACATTAGAAATTGCAACAATCACAGTAGATTCAGCACATACTTATTTAGCTAATGGATTTGTTTCACATAATAAAGGAGCAGCAACTGCACCAATTCCTTGGACAAATTTAGTATGTTATTTAGAACCTCAATTTGCGGCATCTTATAACACAGCAGTTTCAACTACAAACTTTAATGATGTAGCAGGATATTCAACTGGTTTTAACTTAACCGGTGGAACTTCTAATCCGGCAATAGTAGCACCAACATTCAACGGAACTTCTCCAAAATCATTAACATTTGCAAGTGGTAAATATGGTATCAAAGAACAAGCATATAGTAGTGGTACTGGTAATGCAAACTTTAATACAACATCTGGAAATGGATATACTATTATAGCGTTTGTAAATGCAAGCGGTGGTAATATATTAAGTAGAGGAACTGATTATACATTAAATGCAAGTTCAACAACTATCGCATTTACATCAACACCGAATGGTAACACATCAGCAACAGGTCAAACTTTAACAGGTTGGAGAATGATTGCAGTTACAACAGGTGCTGGTACAACAAAGATATACAATAACAACTCAGAAGTAGCATCGGCATCAACAACCGCAGCAGCAACTACTGGAACATCTGATATTTATTTAATGCAAAATAATACTGGTAATTTAGGTTCATTCTTTTTCTATCAAAGAGCATTAACTGCAACTGAAATAGGAAATGTTTGGAATAATTTAAAAGGAAGATACGGATTATAATATCGTTTGAGTAAAAAAATATATATTTATATATAGAACAAATAAAATAAAAAACTATGGCACAACTAAAACCAGAGCAGTTACAAAAATTAAGTGAATTAAAAGGTAAATTTAATGAGTTAACATTCATTATAGGACAAACACAAATTCAACAAAGACAACTTCAAGCAGATGAACAAAGTATGTTTGCAGAGCTTGATAGATTAGCATTAGAAGAACAAACTTTCTTAGGTGAACTTCAAAAGGAATATGGTGATGGAGATTTAGATACCACAACTGGAGAATTTATACCAAAAGAGCAACAATAATATATTTTTACAACAAATATTGTATATTTATATTAGAATATTATAACATAATTTATAAGGAGAACAAATAAAATGGCTGAAAAATTAGTATCGCCGGGTGTATTTACAAGAGAAAACGATTTATCATTCATAGCACAAGGAGTTGGAGCTATTGGTGGAGCAATCGTAGGACCTTTCAAACAAGGACCGGCGTTTAAACCAACAATCGTAACATCACCATCTGAGTTAGAAGATATCTTCGGTGCAGCTGATGGTACATATTATACAGAATTAACCGCTCAAAATTATTTAAGAGAGACAGGTTTAGTAACTATTTGTAGAGTAGCAGGTATCGGTGGATATACTGAAACAGCTCCTATTGTATTAACAGCAACAAGTGGTGCAGTATCTGCATCAATTGGTATTGTATTTAATGCAAGTAGTGCTTCTAATGCAGGATTTACTGGAACAACATTAACAACAAATACTAGTGGTGATTTCTTCATTTCAGGTTCAACTATCGGACAATATAGTGCATCAGTTGATCCAGTGGATAATATGGATATAGAAGATGTATTCGGAACATCACCATTTGGTTCTAAAAAAGCATATGTATATGGTTTATTTAAGAATCATGGTATTACATTTGATGCAAATACAACTGTAACTGCATCAGTAATTGCAAATCAAGACTTTACAAATGATGCAACTTACGCTTCTACACCATGGATTCAATCTCAATTGATTGGTGGTAGTAGATTTAATTTAGTTAAGTTTCATACTTTAGCTGATGGTAATGTAGAAAATACAAGATTTAAAATTACAATTAGTAATGTTAAAGCAGCGGGTGATATCAATGGTTCTGATTTCGGAACATTCACCATAGTTGTAAGAGATTTTAACGATACAGATAAAAGAAAAACAATTTTAGAGCAATTTAATAATGTAAATTAAGATCCATCATCAACTAATTTTATTGGTAGAGTAATCGGTGATAGTTATACAACAATCGCATCTGATGGAAAGGTAACAGAATTAGGTGATTGGGGAAATAAATCTAAATATGTAAGAGTAGAAGTTGATGGTGCAGCTCCAATTGTAGCAGTTCCATTCGGACATGATGCTTATACGTTACCAATCGCAACAACAAGTACAATTTCTAATAGAATTCCAGCAGTTACTTATACAACAGCTTCATTGAGTTCTTCGGTATATGCAAGTGGTATTGATTTAGAAGGAAATACTGATAATAGTATTTATTTAAAACCATTACCTGAAAGTGCTTTGACTGGTGCAAATGTTGCATTCGGTTTAGATTCACAAGTTGGATTAACATTATTAACAGCAACTCAAATTACAGATTTAGGATTATCAGTAGCTGCAGTTCAATCATGGAGAACATTTACGGTAGCATTTCAAGGTGGATTTGATGGTATGAGTGCAGCAACACCAATTTATAAAGGTGCAGATATTAGTTCAACAAATGTTCAAGGATTTAACTTATCAACTTCTGCAGCAAGTGGTTCAATAGCATACAAAAAATGTTTAGATGCATTATCAAATGTAGATGAGTGGGATATTAACTTATTAGTATTACCTGGTGTTAATCATAACGACCATAGTAATGTAACTCAATACGCAATGGATATATGTGAGAATAGAGCTGATACATTCTATATTATGGATGCAGCAGGACAAAGTGCTGGTATCGCAACGGTAGTAGGTGTAGCAGAAAGTTTAGATACTAACTATGCAGCGGTTTACTATCCTTGGGTTAAAACAATTGATACAAACACAAACAAATTAATAACAGTTCCACCTTCGGTTTTATTACCTAGAGTTTATGCAGCTAACGATGCTACATCAGCTGAGTGGTTTGCACCTGCAGGTTTGAATAGAGGTGGTATCACTGGTGCAGTAGCAGTATTAGATAGATTAACTCATTCTGATAGAGATACTTTATATGAAGGAAAAGTAAATCCAATCGCTCAGTTCCCTGGACAAGGTATCGTAGCATTTGGACAAAAAACCTTACAAGCTAGACCATCAGCATTAGATAGAATTAATGTTAGAAGATTACTTATCACAGTTAAGAAGTATATTGCTTCAACTAGTAGATATTTAATATTTGAACAAAACACAACAGATACAAGAACTAAATTCTTAAATACAGTTAACCCTTATTTAGAGAACATTCAACAAAGACAAGGTTTATACGCATTCAAAGTTGTAATGGATGAAACAAACAACACTCCAGACGTAATCGATAGAAACATCTTAAAAGGTGCAATATTCTTACAACCAACTAAAACTGCAGAATTCATTCAAATTGATTTCAATGTTTTACCAACTGGGGCAACTTTTAACGCATAATTAAAAAAAGATATACTTATAATAAGTAAAGGAGAAATAAACAATGGCTGACGTATTATCATTTGATAAGATATTTTATACAAACTTTGAACCAAAGTTAGCAAATCGTTTCATCATGGAAATCGATGGTATTCCATCATTCATGATTAAAACAGCAAACAGACCTAAGTTAGAAAGTGAAGTTGTAGAATTAGACCATATCAATTTAAAAAGAAAGATTAAGGGTAAATCAAATTGGACTGATATCACTATCACTCTATATGACCCAATTGTACCGAGTGGCGCACAATCAGTAATGGAATGGATTAGAAGTGGACACGAATCTATCACTGGTAGAGATGGATATGCAGATTTCTATAAAAAGAATATTGATTTCTATATGTTAGG